TCCAGCTAACCGGTCATGCAAATTATTTTCATGCCGGAAAAGCACTGGGGGTTGATTTTGTGAAGGAGCCGGATCTGGTTGCCACGCCACAATATGCTGCCTTAACTGCTGGATGGTTTTGGGATACGCACAAGTGCAACACCCTTGCTGATGCGTCTGACTGGACTGGCCTGACCCGGAAGATCAATGGCGGAACCATTGGCCTCCAGGACAGGATCAATCACATCAACCACGCCTTACAAGTCCTAAAAGGCTGATAGGCATGTACAGGCAGGCCTCTGACCTGCTTGTCTCCACAGACACTACTGCCCTGGTTTCTCCAGTCTGCTCTTTCGTCTGTTTGATAAACCGCTTGCAGTTCCAGCAATAGTGATCCGGGTACTCTGGATCACACCTTACTATTTCCGGTTGAATCATCTTTGAGCCTTTCAGAAACCAGTGTTGCATACCCGGCAATGTCCACCCAGGAGTCGGCATAGTCTGGGTCGCCATTGATAATCCGGGCTATCTTGTGAGCGATCATATCCAATGCTTCACGTTGGTCGGCATACATTTTTGACCAGGAGGGGGAGCTACGCATCTGCTCCTTGAAGAAATGCGTAGTCCTGGCATTGTCAATGAATGAGCCGTAGCGTTCGCCGCGCTCTTTCAAGACCTGCATGTCATTCCTTCACAAAGACGCCGCTGGGCAACAGGGTGCCTTTACGGTGTTTGATCTGGTCGTATGCAAGTTCTAGGCAGTCCACCAGATTGAAGTCTTGTAGAGCGCAATAATTAATGAGGCATACAAGGACGTCACCAACAGCGTCCATCGCGTCCTCTCGATTGCCCTTGATCGTAGCATCGGCCAGTTCACCCATCTCAGAAACCGCCTTGATAAGCTGTGCCTGGGGGGTCGAGTTCGGGATGATTTTCCGGGCTTCAGCCCAGCGAATAACCTCTGATTCAATTGCTGCATAGGTCGCCATTTCTGCTCCTTACTTGGTGCGCCAGATCCGCATGCCATCAGCGCTTTTGCGACTGATAAACGTTTTCTTGGGATTCTTTTTCTTGTAGTAGTTCATGGCCACAGAAACCCTGCTGCCGACGATTTCGTTGCCGGGAACAAAGAAGGAATCGCCAACTTCCATTTGAGGGAAGGGGTACTTGGAACGCGAATCAGGTGCGGGAATGTTTTTTTCAATGGTATACATTTCAAATCCTTTGTTTGGTTGGGTTAAGGTGGGCCTACTCGCTACGTCTGGTCGGGCATGCTGTGAACACCCCCATTGACCAGCATCCGCTTTCGGCCCGTAATCATTACCAGGGGATGTCGTCCGGGAAATCCTCTTTTGCTTTCCTGGTCGGCTGGCTGACCTGCCGGGTCTGCTCTTGCTTCTCACGGATGGAGATGCTCAAGAAAGGCCTGTTCCCCTTGCTCATCTTTTTCCATCCAGAGATCCAGTAATCCACGCCATTGACGTTGAGACTGCCGTTCCAGTCGGGATGCTTTTCTTCCGTCTTTTTGTCGTTGACGAACATGGAACCACGGTTAGTGGGATCGTATTGTTGGTTCATTTAACTTCCTTTGCTTTTTTGAGAGCGGAACGGACTTTGGAGTCCAATTGATTGAAGAGCCAGACCTTTTGATCTGCCTCCAGGTTTTCGCTTTCCAGGGCGAATAGGGCCTCTTTTGGACGCTCTTGCTGGATCAGGTCTTTAACCTTTTCTGCAAGATCCTCAAGGTATGTTTTGATTTCGCTGGAAAGATCGTCACCAATGCCGCCCCTTGGCGTAATGACGGGGGCATCACCTTTTTTGGCCACCTCCCCTTCTTCTGGCAGATCTTCACCAGCGTAGATGTACAGGCCCAGGCCATGCAGGGACAGCGCCTTGGTCAAGCAGCGCATGATGGCGGTATTGACAGCGAATGCGTCTGGGTCAGGGATGGCCTTGTTGCGGTAATCCATCACCGGCAATTGGCAGGTCAGAGGCTTGCCAAACAGGGTGACAGTCACGAACACCATGCAGGTGCCGTTGATGCTCATGTAGGGCACGGTACGACGGCGACCGTTTTCACCTAATTCGTCGTATGTCTCGACCTTGTAAGAAGCCGCAGGATCGGCCTTTAGAGCCTCCGCCCAGGCCCAGGCCCATGACAGGTATGTAAGGCCGTTTTTCTTCTCTGTATGCTCGTTTACGTTGGTCTGAAGCAGCTTTGCAATAGTCATTTCATTTCCTTGTGTGCCATTTCCCATTCCTGATGGGCAATATCCATCTGCTCTTGCAGGTCAAAGTCTTTGAATGGCATGAAGTGGACCTCGCCACAGCAGACACGTTTGCCGCCACGGGGGTTCATGCAGTAGGGGCAGTATTCGGTGTTTGCCTCTTCGTCGATGTATTGCTCAAGCCAAGTTTTCATTTGCTGTTCTCTCCATTCTTGTTCCATTTGAACCGTTTGATAAAACTGTTCTTGACTCATTTCTTGTCCTTTACATTCTGGTCACCGCGAGGGGGTGTCCATCCATATTTCATCCAAAGCGCTTGGACGTCTGCCCCTGGTGTCCACTTGAAGTCTGGGTGGCCAACAGGAACCCAAGGCATTGTACGCTTAGAGCATTTGATTTCCATTGATTTCTCCTAAGTCCTGCACATGCAGTTCGGTAAATGTAGTTGCACCACAACGGAAAAAACATAGGTGTTTTCCCTAGTACGGATTCCTGATCAACCTGATAGCCTCTCGGCCATGAACTTACAGCATCTTGAGTTTGAAACCGCATATGAGCTGGTGGCCATAGCCGTCGGGATCATGGAACATCACCATGAGCCTGATGACATAGAGGCTGCCGTTGTCGCAGTGCTGGCATGCGCCCTTGAAATTGCCAGCGAACGTAAATTGAGGCCTATCCATGAGCTTTTTCAATGATCTTTTCAACTTGGCTTTCCGGTCAGGTGTGCCCTACGATGCCGAGAAAAACGAGTTCCGTGTCGGCGCAGCAGAAGCCGCTCGGATGGAGTTCCAGCGTCAGCAAGACGAGGAAATGAACCGGTGGATTAATCAGCCCATGCGGGGGTTTGACGATTCATTCTGATGTGATACAGTGTTACGAAAGCCCGGCTAGATGGGGAGTAGCTACCCCGTCGAAAAGTGTTCAGACCCCACCTGCCGGTGACTTTCTCCAGGGTCGGATTAGGGTTCTGCGATGAATTACTACCCCTTTCACATGGGCGATTATTCCGTCCACACAGGCCATTTGGACCTGCTTGAAGACCTTGCGTATCGCAGGTGCTTGGACTTCTACTACCTCCACGAAAGTCCGCTTCCCAAGGATGTCGCCAAACTGGCCAAGCTGATCAGGATGCCTGACCATGCCGCAGTGGTTCGGGACGTCCTGAACGAGTTTTTTATCCAGGAAGATGACTGTTGGCGGCATCTGCGCTGTGATGAAGAGCTTGCCAAAATGAAGGAAAAAAGGGTTAAAGCGCAAGCGTCTGCTCAAGCATCGGTCAACGCTCGTAGAACGAACGCTCAACGGACGTTAAACGAACGCTCAGCGAAGGTTGAGCTACCAATACCAACACCAATACCAATACCAAAAGATAAGACAAACATCCAAGCGCCTGAAGGCGTATCTGATCTGGTCTGGAAAGATTTCGTTGCGTTCCGCAAGTCCCGGAAAGCTCCGATCACCCAGTTGGTTATCGACGGTCTTGCCAAACAGGCTCAGTTGGCAAACTGGTCGCTGGAGGACGTTCTGAAGGAATGTGTGGTTCGTGGCTGGCAATCCTTCAAGGCTGAATGGGTTGCTGGAAAGCAGACCGTCAGTCCCAAAAACTCCTACGACTTCCTGATGGGTGGATCATGAGAGGCCATGACCACATCATCCAGGCCCGTAAACGTGGCATCAGACCAGCGGTCATCAACATCATTGACAGACCGTTTGCCCTGGAACTCGAGCCCACTGAGGTGGTGGTCCACGGTGACCGACTGATCGACCTGGACCTAAGGTTTGTCCTAGGGTGTCTGGTGACCATTTCATGCGAAGATCAAAACCGCCTGGACTGGTTGACCCAGACCTGCCAAAAGCACGGAGCCAGACAGATTGCTGCTGGCATCTACCGCAAGTATTACGAGTAAAGCATGGAATTTATCCCTGACACCATTGACTTCAGCCTGTACCTGAAGGAAACCGATGCCCAGACCAAGGTCAAACAGGCATCTGACTACATCCATTTCCTCAAGGAACGTCTGCGCCAGAAGGACAAGGAACCGGTCTGCTACCTTCCCTGGCAGCGTACCCGTGACAACTTCGCCTTCCGCAAGGGTGAGGTGACCCTATGGTCTGGCCAGAACGGTCACGGTAAATCCCTGATGACCGGTGAGATTGCCCTGTCCCTGGTTGGCCAAGGCCAGAAGGTCTGCGTGGCATCTTTTGAGATGAAGCCAGAAACGACCCTACAACGCATGGCAAGGCAGTGGATGGGCCTGAACCCTAACTTGCCAGAATTTCAGCAGGAAGAGGGCATTAAAGCCCTGGAAGACCTATACGACCAGTTCGACGACTGGACCAAGGGCCGGATGTGGATGTACGACCAGCGTGGAACTGCCCAAACCGAGGATGTGATCGGTATGTGCCGGTACTGTGCCAAGGAACTGGGGATCACCCACATCTTCGTTGACAACCTTGCCAAGTGCGTCAAGGGCGAGGATGACTACAACGGCCAGAAAGTGTTCGTTGATGAACTGACCTCTGTGGCCAGGGACTATGCCATTCACATCCATCTGGTCCACCATTTGAAGAAACCGGCCAACGAAAATGCCGTCCCTGACAAGCACGACAACAAGGGTTCAGGGTCCATTACGGACCAAGTGGACAATGTGATGTTGGTTTGGCGCAACAAAGTTAAAGAGGATGACATGAAGGCCAATGGCCCTTATGGCACCAAAAAGGACGATCCTGACCATTTCCTGCTGTGCAGAAAGCAGCGGAACTATGACGGCTCGGGTGAGGGTGAGCCGACCATCAAGCTGTGGTTCCATCGGGATGCCCAGCAATATATCGAGAATCCTAGGGATAACCCGATGGCGTTCTACAACTGGCCCCATGTAGCATCATGAGCGACAGGAAACTGTTGGAAGAAGGCGAAGCCAGGGTGCTGTACTGCACCTGGAAAGTGACTCAAAGCAAAGTAATGACCGAGGAAAGAAAAGCATGGATCAACAGAACTTACGGAGCCGGAGCAGCGGACCGGATACAGGCAATGATGCTGGAGATGTACAAGACCGATTTGGACCGAATTGGCCTTTCCCCATCAACGGACAACTGAAGGTCTGGAACGCCAAACAGCGTAAAGCCTACAAAAACTCCCAACTGGCCGACGCCGAGGAGGCATTATGGTGAAGCAGATTTTCCTTTGTGCCGCCTTGCTTGCTGGATCGGCCCATGCTGAATTCAAGACCGGCAATATGTTGCTGAACGACATGAACAGTACACCGATAAACCAGATGAACGCCCTTGGCTACGTTACAGGGGTGGCAGATGCCTTGATGGGCATCACTTTCTGCACACCACCAAACGTCAATGCTGGGCAGATATACGACATGGTAAAGCTGTATCTGGAAAACAACCCAGCAAACCGCCACAACACCGCAGACCGCATCGTCAACCATGTGCTGAAAAACGTCTGGCCGTGCGCACAGAGGGGGCAGAACCTATGACTACTGATTCGCTTGAACAGTGGCGTAAACAGAACCCGGGCAAAAGTGCGCCAGAGTACACCCTCATCACCCCGCCAAAGCCTGTTGGAGCGTGGATTCTTGACCCACAAGGTGCTTGGCACTCGCAGATTGCGATGTACAGCAAACCAACGGACGAGCAGATCAAGAACACCGAAGCCATATTCGGCTGGAAGTGGAAGGACTTGACATGAGCAAGAAAGACGAGGCGCTGAAGCTGGCGATGGAGGCGTTGGAGGAAATACACCCCGGCAACATGACGCCAATGGCCGAGGGCAACTGGAACAAAGCCATCATCGCCATCCGCGAAGCACTGGCCGAACAGCCAGCACGGCAGCAGGAGCCGGTGGCGTGTGCAGCGCCGATGGCCTGCTCTGGCGCTGACAAATGCGTGTTTCGCAC